TATTCATTAATCCATTCCCATCTGTTCCGAAATATGATAATCCTCCCGACGACACATTTTTAGTGTTCATGTAGGCAGCGTTAGATGTCGATTCTATAAATGTTATACAAGTGCTTGTGTTAGAAATTTGTAATTTAGCTGATGGGTTAGTAGTCCCAATTCCAACATTACCAGCTGATGTAATACGCATAGATTCTGTATTTAAAACATAGCCATCACTAGTTCCTATTGTCTTGAAGACTAAGTCGCTTGTTATAGCATTAAAATCATTTGTTATACTCTCTATTGAGTTTCCAATTTTAACATTATTTGCTGTATCTGCTATTCCAAAACCTATTGAAGCACCTTTATTTGTAGTTAAAGCACTATTTGTATTTACTGCGACTAATCCGTATCTCATAGTGGAATCGTCTTGAAAACATATATTTTGAGCAAATGTCTCTGTGGCGTTATTATAAGTTGTGCTATTATAGAGGAAGACATTAAAGGTATGTTCAGTGCCTAGTAGTGTTTTTCCATAGACTTCAAGTTGTTGGTTAGGACTAGTAATCCCGATCCCAACATTACCAGTTCCTAACAGCATCATACTAGTATTCAACCTGAGATTAGCCGACGCCGATCCGTTCCACGTAAATATATGGTTGTCTTCGCCATCATATCTGGACCGAATTTGTATCTGTTCGTTATAAGATTCGTTCCTTATAATTATCTGACCTGGGTTGGTAGCATTGTTATTTTGAAAAAGTCCCTGAGTGTAAGAATCAGTTGATCTAACATCTAATATTGTTGTCGGGCTACTAGTCCCAATAGCTAATTTAGTTAAACCAACAATTTCAGTCTTAGTATTACCCAGGTTTATTCCCGTAGTACCTATCGTTATGATACTGTTTCGTAATTGTAAATTTTCTATTAACCCAGTTAATTCAGAGGTTTTTACGCCTATATAGCTATCTGCTTCAATATAACCGCAATATACTCGCAAAACGGACAACTTGTTGGTTGATGGATTGTAGGTGAATGTATCTCCTGGACTTGATGTTTCATTAACCCGCAGTGTTTTCCCAGAACCAGAAGAGTCTGTAAAGACAAGGTAGTAGTCAGTGTCGTCGCCAGTATCTGTGATATCACTGGTCTCAGAAGAAACCGATGTTAAGAGAGATCCATCACCCGAAAATACACCACCAATCGTCAAGTCGTTAGCAAAAGACACATCTCCACTGGCTGAAATAGTCATAATCACCTCATCGACGCCTCCAGTCGTCTGGACTATGGTGAATTCGCTTGGGGAGCTGTTATATCTCAGTTTGTAACCGTGATCGTTAGGATGTGTAGGAGTCTTGAAAAGGCATAGCTGGCTGTCGTCTGACCTGATAGTGAGCTGGTTCTCTCCGCTTGATTTGCGGGTGTACGATAGATTCACATCGGCGTTGAGGGTCGTGTCTATTGTTCCGGCAGAAGGGTCATCAGCTGTACCTATGAGATGGTATGCGATATCGTCGACCACAGGTGAGACCTCATTCTGACTGACGACACCGGTGATATTTGGGACACTGAGGGTCTTTGTGTATGGGTTGTAATTGAAAGATGAGTCGTTATTCGTAACTACGTTGCCCAAGTTCTGCTGTAAAAATGGAACAGTAAGTTGAGAATTTGAGAGTGTATCTGAGCTTGTGAATACCTTATCACGATGTAGCCCCAGTATCGACCTCGCGTTGAAATTTGAGTTGGTGATCGACATCCTTTACTGTATGGCAACATTATCTCTCTTAATTGAATTATTCTTCTTGTAGCTCGACCCATTTCTGGTGTTTTTTGGTCTTCTTATGTACGCTTTTACCGCATCTTGAGATAACTGCCCCACATTCACACTGAACTTTCTCATTCTGTTTCACATTAATTGCCTCACGGTTCTCTTCACGGTATTTCCCCCTAACTTGTAAAATTGACTCTTTATTTGTGTTGTAATACTCTTTACGGTCATCTAAGATTCTATCTTTATTGTCATCATACCACTGATTTTGCGTCCGACCTGCTATACATCTATTGACACAATCAAAATTCCTTATGTAATGTCCTTCTCTAGCAGTCAATTCATCTGAAGAGTTACAAGGAAACAGCTCCACTAAAGTAATCTTGTAGTCACCAGTCTTGATAATCTCAAACGATGTGAGGTTGTGAAATTTACCATCCATGTAACTTTTATAGTGACCTACGTGGTTCGACAATCTTCTACAAAGTTGTGATTGTGTAGTTGACCCGTAATAAGGCAACGCATCTGTAGCAGTCTTTGATTCAATTTTATAAATCTTTCCGTTTTGGTAATTAGGCATACTGTTTATTACTTTATCTTACTGTTCTTAAATCGTATTTATTCCTCTTGAAGTTCCAAAAGGTCGAACTTACAGTAGAGGCGCTTACCCTTTGGCATCATCGTGTTAATGAATAGGAACGAATACGGTTCACTGAAGCACAAATCCAATACAGCGTCTTGCTGATCCTTAGTGAGGTCTCCAAGTAGCTCGTCCTTGATATTTCGAATCTCGGAGTGGTTAGAGGTAGGGAAGATGATGAAGCAAGTGATGTTCGCTCTGTAGCGTAGTGCTAAGCGATTGTATTTCTGGGTAGAGATCCAAACGCTCAGCTCAGCCCTAGTCTTGTCATTCTGATTCTGCGTGATATGACGTCTGTTGAGGATAGCCTTGTTGAGGACTTTGTCAGCTGGTGATAGATCGTTGATTACATCGTCGAGCCAAATTAGGCTGTTTCCATTCTCACCTTCTTGGAGTGTGCTGAGTATCTCCGACATGATTTGTTCAGAGTATTCGTCATGGATATGTGAATCTGGTAGTCCGAAATCGTCAAGCGACATTGTTTGAGTTGACCCTGATATGATATGGATCTCATCGAAAAATTTATGATAGTAGAGGGGACTTGTGCTCAATAGGAAACTCGTTATGAGCGATGTTTTGCCACTTGCCGGAGATCCGCTGATTAGGCATGACATACTAGGCAATAAAGGTGGTTTGATTTTAAAAGGGTAGTCAGGCTTTCGATCCTTTGATCCCTTGAGATGCGGCACTTTGGATAGAGGGTTCGACATCGTTTCTTTCTCTTACGCAACATATTCTTATCTCTGCCGAAAAGTCATTTGGGCTATGAACGACTCGGGAGTGCGATTTTACGTTTTTTTTTCGAAAAAATCTAATGTTGCGTACAATAAACATGTCTGATTCACGATCAAGCCTACCCTCCTCGATGAGATACGCAATGGGCCGAGTGCCATCCGTATCCGCATCTTCTTCCCAACGACTTTTCGCAGCCTCAAACGGTAATACTTTCAATGCTGTAACCAACGAAATTCGCATTCCTGTTTCCGCCAACGATGGCTTTCTCGATGTCAAGCGGGGATATCTCGCCTTCAACTTGTCAGCTCTCGCTGCTACGGACACATATGATTGCACTCTCGGTTCAGATGGTGCTGGTGTTATTGATAGCATTCGTATTGAATCTCAAGGACGTCTCCTTGAACGCCTCGAACGTTACTGTGTTCGCCATAATGTCCGTAATCGCCTTGACTGTAGTCTCGTGGCTCAGAATCGTCGGAGCGTTATGCTTGATGGTCCTACTCCAGCTCTTGCGCAACCTGTTGCCGGACAAACGCTTGAAGCAACTGAAAATAGTTACGACATGGTCTTAGAAATTGAGGACTCTGGATTCCTTAATCCCCACGATGGTATGGCTATCCCCATGGGAGCTCAATTTGATATCATTATCCGAATCAACCCAACTGTTCTTCAAGGAACTTGGACCACTGGTGACCCCGCTCTTGGATTGTCTGTAATTAACCCTCGTTTTATTGCTCCCTTGTATAAAATCCAGAATCCTGAAGCATTGTCTGCCTACAAAACGTTTCACCAATCTCAGGGTGTGAGCTGGTCTGGAGATACCTACAAATGCTATGTTGGAGCTCTTACCCAAGGTGTAACTGGTGAGAACATTATTCAAATTAATGACCGTTCCTTGTCTCTCCTTTCCCTATGTGCTGTCCAGAGAACGGCTGTTGACCGTGCGTATGGTGGAACTAAAACAACATTTGTCCCGAACGGGTGTACTGAATTCTACTACGAGATTGACGGTCAAGCTCACCCATCTTCACAGATTAAGGTCAGTGCTGTTGCTGCCACAGCTATCCTTGCTCGTGCTTACAAGGAGATGCTTAATAGCTCATTCGTGAAAGATGGTGTTGGTCCTGATAAGGTGTCTTTCTTGGCTAACAGCTTCGTTATGTGTGCTGACTTGAAAGTGTTTGACGACGACCACCTTGCTCTTCGTGGAATGAACACAGCTATGAATGCTTCCCCCAATACCTTCAACTGGACTGCCTCTGGGGGTGCTACTGCTACTACTGAGGTATGTGTCTTTGCCAATTGTGAGGCTTTCTGGACTCTCCAGACGGACGGACAAATCTCGGTTGTCGTGTAAAATTCAACAAAATTTTTAAAATCTCAAGTAAGATAAAGAAGACAATGGAATCAATTGACGAGAAAATTTATGTGCCTGTTGAAGACATTCCAGTGCTCGAATCACATGACCCTGAATTAAGTTCGTCCGGTATCTCAATACTCACGCTAAAGAAGCAATACAACGAACACCTTGACGACATTAAAATTGACGACGTAGATAGAGAGCAAGACGCTATGAAACACTTATATAAACTTTACCACGCTAAATTCCCGTGGGCGCCGCCAGCTCTCGTAAAATCATTCTCCATTGACCATTACGACCGTGCTATCGATTCCCTTGTTCTCGTCGAGTAATCGATCCATTATACCACACCTGTGTGTTATAATCCTAATTTCCTTACTGTGTCTCCGCCCAGAGCTGATGCTTCTTTGATTTGAAATGTCTCGCTTTGTCACGGTGTCGATGAGTCGAACCACAACCACACTCTACTATCACCTTGTTCTTCTCAGCTATGGCTTCTTTGTTCGCATCACGATAAACCTTATCACTCTCAGCTATGGCTTCTTTGTTCGCATCACGATAAACCTTCATCCTCTCAGCTATGGATTCTTTGTTCGCATCACGATAAACCTTACTATACTCAGCTATGGTTTCTTTGTTCTCCTCATAATACACCTTTCTATACTCAGCATCAGTCCGTGAGGGAATGTTTTTGTTCACACAATCCATAGACTCAATGTAGTATCGTTCACGTTTGTGCAGTTCTTCCTTCGATTCACAAGGACACTTCTCCAATAGGACGATATCATAATCCCCTCCAGCAATGACCTTCACAGATGTTACCAATTTTTTCTTGTCAGGGTTTGCCAGTAGCTGTCTGTAACATCCTCGATGTTTGGTAAGTCGTTGCGATAGTGTTTGACATGTACTCCCGATGTAGGTAAGTCCTGTGATGTTACACACGATTCGATAGATCTTTCCATTTTGGTAGTTGGTTGGCATGTTCCTTTCTATTACTATATGCTCTTCCTTAAGCCTCTTTTTTAGAAGAAGTGATGCCACAACGATGTTCCGACCCCGACGAGAGCTCCAATACCACCCCCGACCAAACTTCCAGCTGGACCACCTAAAGCTAAACCCAACGCAGCGCCGGTTCCGGCATCGGCTAGTGTGTCTGATAAATCTCCTCCAAACTCCGTACTACTTTCGTCAGAGGATATGAACTTGTCCTCTAGGTAGTCGATTCCTTTCTTTGCGTAGCCTTGAACTTCCATTGCTGCAGCAGTAGTACCGCCTATGCCAGCTCCAATCAAAGCCCCCTCCGGCCCTCCCAAAATTAATCCGGCCGAAGCTCCTGATAATGCAGCTGAACCGATATCTCCGATGTCTTTCCCCAATTCAGAAGTGCTAGCGCCATCTCCCGCTATCTTGTCCTCGAGGAAAGAAATGCCCTTCTTTGAATAGTCTTGAACCTCGTACGCTACAGCACCTGCTGCGACTTCTGGTAGAAAAGCGGTCTCACCCAATCCTAGTGCCGTTGCGCCAAGATAGCCTAAACCACCTGACAATGCCCCTTCAGTACCAGTTCTGACAGCGTCTCCCCACTTTTTATCAGGGTCGATTGTGTTGATGGCTTTGTGTGCTAGGTATCCTGAAATGAGTCCTCTAGCGAGGTTGGTAGGGTTCATAGCGGTTTTGAAGTTGTCCATCAACTCTGGTGATGCGATTGCTGCGTTATTGCCTAGTTCGTCAATGTGTTGAACAGATTCCTGTAGGTTATCTACCTGTTCCGCGACATAGTCCTCACGATCCGATTTTGAACTGTTGACATAATCTTTGCGATCTTGTACACTCATCCCAACGTCTGTAGGTACGTCATGTATCTCTGAAATCTTATCCAACAACTCTTGATGCCGTTCCTCTGTAGCTGGTTGATCCTCAGCAAGTGGTACTCCTTCCTTGTTGTCGAGAAGGCTATTAACCTCCCCTTCGGTGAACGTGCCTCCGACGTCCTTCCACGCCCGCACCATTCCAGACTCTGGGTTGAGACCTTTGCTCAGTACGTGATTTCCTTCTGCATCCAAGACCGTATCCCGTTTGCCACCACTACCCCCATTGAACTTGACGAGATGTTCTGTGAAAGTTTTACCCGCGTCCATGTTCTCCTCACTAGCATCCAGAAGAGTACCTTGAGCTGCCTTAGCAGTCGTATCCAGAATATTCTTGAGATGAATGTTCGCGGCGTTGTCTGCTGGTCTAGTAGAATCAGTGGAGATGAAATTCTCGAGGAGATGGCTCTTGACTGGATTGAAACTGTGCTCAGTAGGATTAACGCTCTTAATCTCGACCTTGTTACCCTGCTTGGTGAGAGCCAAACCTAAAGAGACAGGGTCAGTAGTTGTTCGAATGATCTTTGTAGCCGCTTTAGGATCGAGAACACCTCCAGATAGTCCAACGTGGGGGTTGAATACGGTTGTTGGAACGTCGTGAAATTGTCCTACATGAAGGGCAACTGCTCCTCCCAATGAAAACCCGTTGAGTTCGATTGGTGCTGAAGAGTACTTAGCCTTGACAGCCTCATATAGGTCCTTACCGTCCTTGAATTTCGCATTGTCTGTCTGGGAGTTCGCCAGTGTAGCAGCATTCGCTCTCCAATCGGACAAACTCGTCTTGTTAGTCCCTCTCCATGAAACATCAACATTTCCCTCTGGATTCTTGGTGACAAGAGCGTCTCTGGTCGTGAGGTCTTCGTCAATCTCGTAATCAGACATCCCCTTGCTCCGTAAGTATTCCTTCACTGCGTCCATGTTCTGTGTTTGGTCGTAAATCTTACTCGCCTTCAATAGATGCGCCTTCTCAATCTCTACATTAGTAAGACCGTCATGGCTCGGATGGATAGCGTTGGCTAAGAGCACTCCTTTGGCTACACTGGCATCCTTCTTATCATCATCATCATCATCATCTTCTTCTGCGATATCTGCGACTTGGTCTTTGAAGATTGATGAAGCCGATTTACCGGTGAATAGATCACGAGCGATTCCTGTTGCCCGTGCGGCGGTTGGAGTAAGTTTTGGTGGTTCATTGCCAGTTATGGTACGATAGTGGTCGCTATAATTTTCTGTAGTTGCTGGACGATTTCTTCCATTGGATGGGGTCGTATTAAGTCCATAAGGATCAGAAGTAGCGTTAGCGTACTCTTTTGAATGGTCGTATGAGCTCGTTGGTCTCGGATTGATGAAATCAGACCTCGGTCGTTCTCGTATGTTTTTAGAATCAATGTCATCTTGGATCTTGTTAATCCTTGAAGCGTATTGTGTCCTTTGTTCAGGGGTCAAACTGTTGACGAATGTGTTCAATCGTGTCTGTGCCGTACTCATCTTTCTTATTACCAACATTTTAATTGCCAGTCTCTTTTTTCTTGCTAGTAAGAAAGGATGAGTTCATCAACAACACAGTCAGCGAACCCGTCTAGCACAACTTACCTACATGTTCGCAGCAAAGATGGGGATCAATTATCAGCAGGGTACAACACACATTTCACTATCAACCTAGCATCCGCTATCAGATCAGATGCCGACCAAGTGATCAACATATCAATGATCAGTGCGAGTATCCCATATAGCTTCTACCCAGTGTCAGATTCCCTCTCCAACAACAAAATCATCTACGACGACGTCCAGACATTCACATTGCCTGAACAGAACTACGATCCGTATGAGTTGGTACGTGTCATCAATGCAGACGCAACATTTGGAGCTATCTTCACCGCTTCGTACAACTACTACACCAATAAGCTAACCCTGACCAATTCAACTGGAGTCAATCATACTCTCAACTGGTCTCTGTCTAACTGCGTAAAGGTCCTTGGATATGTTGACGATCCCGATGTCATTGTGGCGGCTGCTGGGAGTAGCACGAGCAGTGGTATGATCGACTTTGCTACTATTCACAGTATCATTCTCAGGTCGAATCTAGCTCAAGGAAATGTGTTGAGTACTAACGCAGGACAGTCATCCATTCTTCAGAAGATCAACATCAACTCCGACCCGTATGGGATCATTTACCTCGACGCTACAGATATTCGACAAGTTAGTTTATCATACGCTCCAGCTATCGACAAGATCGAATTCAGACTCGAGGATCAGAATGGGAAATTGCTACAATTATCTGAGATCAACTATGAGTTCAGTCTACTGTTTGAAGTGTTTCATCTTGATCCTGTTGTCCATGCTGAGTTCCTTGTGCCGCAGTCAGCTCAAAGACTCACAGCTAATCAGCCCCAATACACCAGAAGAGACCTCACGACCGGTTCGCTAACTGCTACTCCTCTCGCCACTCCCCTCGCCACTACCCTCGCCACTCCTCTCGCCACTCCTCTTGCCACTCCCTCCGCGAACGGCTTGACCGTTGGTTCACTGTTTAATCTACCAACGACTGTTGCCCAATCCTCCACTACAGGGGGTTCGATCCCCCTCTCGCAAGCTCGACCGATGGGAGTGGCTACACCTTTGGCTACATCTTTGGCTACACCTTTGGCTACACAGGTTGAATCCCGTAACATAGCTCATGTAGCATCAGAGGCTATTTTGGATTTAATTGTGTAAGTTTAATGTTGCGTATAAGAAAGAACGGATGTCAGGAATCACGAAAAGACACATCACTGGATGTAACCGAGACATCCATACTAACACTACAGAAAAAATTACCTCTAATGGAACATTCTTGAACACCGTTGGAGGTGTAGCTGTACGATTGGTTAGTTCCTCAGCAAACGACGCCGTAGCCGGTTCAGGGGCTCTCACTTGTCTTATCACAGGATACAGCGCTACTGGAGTGCTACAGACAAGCACCGTAACAATGACTGGCGTTGCTCCTTCTTCAGTTACTACTGAGTTGTATTCCAGAATTCTGGAAGTGGAAGTGCTAACAGCGGGGACTGCGTATGGCAGCAATAGCGGTACAATCACTTGTGAGAAGGCTGACGGTACAGATATCATACTGATGGATGCTGGTATTGGTGTAACTCGAAGTGCTAATTATACAGTCCCGCTTGGGAAGAGAGCTATCGTCAGACAAATCAACATGAACGCGTCTCTTGCTGGATACGTCTTGCTTGATACCGTAAAGGATTCATTGAGTGCCGCCCCAGTCTCGCTGCTACAAGAAATCATATCAATTGCTAACAACGGACAATACCAGAAGACATATGACTACGGGAGCTTCATTCTTGAACCCCTCGAGCAGATGTCATTCAGGTGTACAAATCATAGTGGGAATAATAACATCGTCAGCGTAACTTTTGACGTCGACGAGGTGTCAAGTAGCTTGGTCATGTTAGAAGCCCCTGATTTGTATGGGATTAACCTACAATAAGTAAGTAAGTAAGTAAGTAAGTAAACGTGTATATACGAATTTAATACAATGGTTGTAGTAAATTGATAAATAGATGGCTTAAGGAAATGAAAATGATTACCGAAGAAGAGTAGGTCGGAGTAAAGGTCCACCATGTGTGGCTTTGTATTCAAGGTATTTCTTGGTTGACATTCCGAAGTTCTCCACATTCTTTAGCCATTCGCAATATGCCCTGTTCCGTGGTTCTAGCAACACTGTGTGAGGTTTGCCTTTGAATTTCCCGAATGTTAATAGAGTGTCGTCATAGCACACGCAATTGCTATAGTCTTTTGAGGTGGAAGTCGTGGGCTCGATTTTGTATGTTTTGCTTATCCTCTCATCGAGCGTCTTTACTTTGTGGCAAGGTTTACATAGATACTGTAGGCGACATTTCTGATCATGGTAGATTTTCCAGTCTTCGATGAATGAGTGTGTGTAGGTATCCTCTACGTTATAGAATACTTCAAAACGAGCTGAGGTCATATTCAACTCATCGACATTCACATCAAACTCCTTGAAGAAATCCTCTCTAATTTCTTTGAAGGGGTTGATATGGTCTACTTCACAGAATCCAGCTGTCCCACATTCAGAGCACACACTCTCATTCGAAAGTTTGAAGTCGTTTATTTGTGGTTGGATGAGCATTCTCATTGCCGCAATGGTCTCTGACAGTTTAGTCTCGACTCTCTGGGTGATACACAGATTCCAAGAAAAAGTTTCAGTCTCCCCTTCGTCAAGGTGGAAACTCATATGGTGAGGCTTATCGAAAATGAAATGGTTGATATTTCCCCCACCTAGTTTCTGCTCATAGTCTGGGTGTCTTTTGAAGAGGTTATCCCAGAATTCAAACTCGGGGCAGTCTGGGTAGATTTCGGAAGGTTGCGTTTGGAAGAGTTCCTTGACGTATTGTCTAACGGCCTTCTGCGTGTGAAAGATTTGAGAACCAATTTTGATGACCATTTTCTATCTAACTTCATTTCCTTAAGCCTCAATTAAATTTTGCGAACATCGAAACGGATTAACGACATTGTGGAATTTGAGGCCAAGTTGTGGGGGAAATTTTACGTTACATTTTAGACTG